CAATAAAGTAAAGAGTGATTTATACAGATTTATATACGAAAGTGGAGACTATGAAAGTATATACCACTTCCTTATGTCAAACTTCGGACAGGAAAAGATTGATGCAATGATTAAGCTTTTAGGAAAACCATTCATAGATTGGTCGATTGAGAATAAAAAAAGTGTAGATAAATTATTTGATTGTAATTATGTTATTGCAGACTATACAAGCAAGCTTGAGACAAACACAGACCCGATAGTTTTGGGAATGACGATAATTGGAAAGTTCAGAGATATTTTGAAATAAAGGATATGACAAAGTTAATATATAACTTATGTCAAACTTTAACTTTACAGACTTTTACTTAGGATATCCAGGCCACCCAAGATTCAGAGAATTGGCACTGATTGAAGATGATGTAATAAGAGTAATTATACAAAAATGGGAGATGATTCTATTTACAAATAAAGGTGAGGTATTTTTTGATCCAGACTTTGGAGGAGATTTACCATACTACCTACACGAAACCAGACTATCTTCAGATACAATAGAAAGTGATCTTAAACAACAGATTGCCTCATACATTCCAGAAGTACAAAATATTGATTATATTTTAAAAGTTTCCTTTTTTGAAGATCCTGAAAGACATCAAGAATATATGGAAGTTTTTTTCCAAATAAAAGATTTGGATGTATATTTAGTTGTTGCTTAATATCTAAAATATGACTCATTCAAAAAGTCAACATAGTTATAAATACTCTTTTCTTTTATTTTCTTAGGCAAATCTTTAAAACTAACATCTGTCCATTCTTTGTTGAATACCCATTTCATGTTTTTTGGTGCTTTCTTCTTAGAACCATACTTATTACGCATTGCATAAACATATTTGAATTGTTGTTTTGATTTAGCAGGCATATTTAAACTTTATTTTATTGGACAATGAGAAGCACTGTAGATATATTTGTGGTTCAATCTCAATCTAACACCCATTGACTCGGCAGCAGTCTCAACATCAGTAAGACATTCACCATCAGCACCACCCACAAGAATAACATCTCTTACTTCATTCAAATCTTCATTGACACTTTGTGCCTCAGCAACTTCTGTGAAAAGTTCATGAAGTTTTTTAGGCATATGATACCATTTGTGGTTGTTACCGACATAGACTATAAATGTTCCTTCGTTTGTTGGAAATAAGTCTCCTTTCTTTAATTCATTTGCATCTTCTTTAGCACTCACTTCTTCATAAGTCTCTGGTGTAAGAACCTTCTTATAGAAATCTGCATCTACATCGTAGTTGTATCTCTTTTCTATCAAGTCTGTCTGGTTTGGAAAATGATATAAATCTTTGTGTACCGGAATCTCAGGATCTTCATCATACAGATAATCTTTATCAACATTCTTCCCGTCGACATGATTATCCCAGATTTGATATACCTTACTGAACTCATTGCAGTATTTCTTCAACTCATGTAAATACATCTCTGTGAAAAAGGAACGAAAAGATTTTTGTACATCAACTACGATAAGAATGTCTTTACTACTATGACTTTCGAAGGTTTTTAGGTATCTCATTTACTATATATTATTTTCTCATTTAGATTTTATTCATCACCAATGAATTTTGTTTTATAACCCCAGGTATAGTCATACTCTAAAAGTATCTTACCACTATATCGAGCATCAGGATATGGTGCTAAATAAGGAATATCAGCCTCCTGTAAAACTCTGTTCGCATAGTTGTAGAACTTCTCTATCTTTACATGATCACCACCCGCATCAGGAACCCAAGCTTCTATACAAAGTTTGTATCTATCAGTTTCCAATATAGAATCTATATTATCATACCAAGGTCCTTTCTTCCATTCATTATCTTCTAACATAAAGATGACACATGGCTCAACATTAGAATCTGGATAAGGATACCATAGAACAAAACTTAAATCACAACTACCATATAAATCACCGTGATCCATTGAAGATGTGATGTAGTCTTTGAACTCATAAGGATCTACTTTCCAAATTTCCATTATCTTTTTTTCTATAGAACTTTCGTCTAAGCGGAAGTTTTCAAATAATTTTAAGTGTTTCATATTTTAAAAATGTCTTGATAGAATAAAATCAACTGCTTTGATTTCTTTATCATAGTTGTTTATATCAAATTGGTCAACCGATAAATCTCTCAACTTTTTCAATTTAAATCTCCAGTCAAGAAGTTTATCAACATCACCTGGTTGAAATTTATTTTTAACATATCCCTTATAAGTAACGGTATTTATAAATTCAAGTTCTTTAAAACCTTCAAATAGTTTTAGATGCTTCATAAGTTATATATTAAATAAAAAAACTCATCATTTCTGATGAGTTTTTAATTTCTAGATACTAGTATTTTTATTAAGCTGGAAGTTCTTCTTCATCTTCCTCTTCTTCTTGTGCTTGACCCTGTCCTTGTGGTTGTGCTTGACCCTGTCCTTGTGGTTGTGCTTGACCCTGTCCTTGTGGTTGTGCTTGACCCTGTCCTTGTGGTTGTGCTTGACCCTGTCCTTGTGGTTGTGCTTGACCCTGTCCTTGTGCTTGACCCTGTCCTTGTGCTTGACCCTGTCCTTGACCAGTTTGAGCTTGTCCTTGACCCTGTGGTTGAGCTTGTCCTTGACCCTGTGGTTGAGCTTGTCCTTGACCTTGTCCTTGACCTTGTCCTTGTGGCTCTTCAAAATCAGCATCCTGTGCTTGACCTTGTTCTTGACCCTGTGGTTGAGCTTGTGGTTGAGCTTGTGGTTGAGCTTGTTCCTGACCTTGAGTTTGTGCCTCACCTTCAGTTTGTACCTGAACTTGTCCTTGACCCTGTCCCTGAACTTGTCCTTGAGCACCACCCATTAAAGCGTTTCCAGGAATCTTCTCAACGTCTGTATTGTTAAGAGTTATGTATTTTACAATCTCTTCTGCGATGTCAACATCACCGAAAAACTGACGAAGATTTTTTCCTGTAGTGTCTTTAACTTTCTTAACATAAGAATTGATTAAAGATTGTGGAATATCGATCATAGTTTTAACCTTATAGATATCGTTCACTTGAAGAACAGCTTCGCTGATTATTTCTTGTCTGTTTTTCTGAACTCTAAAACTTTCAAATTGTCTGATATGTTTCATGTTTTGGTTTAATTTTTTATATAGTTATATATTAAGTAAAAAATATCGTTTTTTTTCACTTTTTAAAATTCCATTGAAGTATATTATATTGAATACCAACACCTATTTGAATACCAGTTGCCGGTATAAATGTAATAGGATTCAAGCTTATTCCATAACCACCATAGATTCCTAAGCCCCATCTTTTTGGTGGAAAGTATTTTTTCAATACATCCGATTTCTTAGGATCTATAAGAGCACCATCTAATTTAGAAACTTTAAATCCAGGATAATCACTTTTAACAAAGATTTCAAGAAGTCCATCTTTATTTTCAGTTAGTCCTGTTGACATACCCATACTAAACTCATCTTTAATTATCTTCATTTTAGAAGTAGATAATTTGAATGTACTATCAACATATATGTCAAAATTACCTTCAATTAGTCTATAATTTTCCAACGAATATTTATTGTTCAAATTCCATTCAAAATTTTGTGTAAAGGTATTACCATTCCATTTACCAGGATTTGTAGATTTTATTTCAATGTAAGTAGTATCATGTACTACTTTTACTACGGTTTTAATAACAACTAATGGATTGTCTTTTAAATTTTTAACTTCGTTTGCCAAATCAACATTTAAACTTTTTAAATCCCCATTTTCAGAAATAAGAGCACCCTTTTCATAAACCAAGCGACCGGTCTTATCTTTATATGTTCTTAAAGAATCATTTAGTGTAAATACATTTTGTTTAAGTGTGTTTATCTGACCACCATTTTCATTACATGATCTAAGAAATAAAAACAGAAACAATATACTCAAAGCTAACAATATGTTTCGTTGATGTGAAGTTTTCATATTTTATATAATATTTTATTTTATATATCAAAATATTATATATATATTTGTAAAATAAAAATATTCTTATGCAATATAAAAGACTTATCTGTTTTGACTTTGACGACACGTTATTCCACACACCACTCCCTGAGATAGGGAAAGAAGTTTGGAAAGAAAAAACCGGAACAGAATGGCCTCATAGAGGATGGTGGGGTAAACCCGAATCTATCAATGATGAGATATTCGACATCCCAAAGAACGAATGGACTTACCAAAAATATCTGGATGCAGTAGCTGATCCAGATGCTTATGTTATTTTAGCAACAGGAAGATTAGATAAAGTACCTGGAATGAGAGATAATGTAGAAAAAATTCTTAGAGATAATAATATAGAATTTGATGAAGTACATTTAAACTGGGGTAGTGATACATTTATCTTCAAATGTAATCTATTAGAGAGAACAATTAAAAAATTGGGAGTAGATGAATTGAAGTTCTATGATGATAGAGCCGAACATTTACCAAAATTTGTAGAGTGGGCCAAAGACCAAGATTTTAAAAGTGAAATAGTGGATGTTGTCAACAAAATATCGACAACTATTCAAGGATCGAGTATATAATAAAAATATAACAAAAAATAAGATAAAATCTATGACTAAAATTAAAGAACAGGTAGAATCAAAGGTTGAAGAAATTCTTTCAAAACCTTATCGAATTGATTTACATAATGATGACTATAATTCATTTGATTGGGTAATAACATGTCTTATGAAAATATGTGATCACGAAGAGGATCAAGCAAATCAATGTGCACATATAGTACACTTTAAAGGTATATGTGACGTGAAATACGGAGATTATGATACAATCTCTACAATGAAAGAAAAATTAAAATCTGCAGGTCTTTCAGTAACAATGGAAGCAAACTAATTAGCCAATTAAATAATTGGCTTTTTATTTTTTATTAAACCAATTTATTCCATTTGGATTGGAACCAGAATTTGTAATTTTGTTTCGTGATATAACTTGTCTCCTAACATTAAGAAGTTGACCATAATCAACACCCTGTACATAATCCAAATTTCTCATACATTCATTTACATAGCTCATAAACTCTTTGGGACTATTTTTATTACCCCATTCCTCAACCATCTCCTTAAACTCTGATTTTGAGAATATAGAAGTTGCGTTAACAACCGTCATTACCGTATCATCATGTCCCACATCCGCGGCATATCTTACATTACCCGCAGTGGTGACGTGTTTGACAAAAGTTGTTATTTCTCTGATATTATCTTCATTCGTGATGTTAAATCCTCTACTATACATAAGCTCTTGATAGTCTTTAACCATCATGTTCTTATTCTCACCGACTTTTAAACCAATTTTTTCTTCGGTTGAATCGATTCTATGTTTATACCTAACAAATACGGAAGAACCATAATTATTGTTTCCTTCAAATACATGTGGCATCTCTGCCAATAGTGTATTTCCATAGTTGTTAAGCTCAAGAACCACTTTTACATTCTCAGGATTCAAATATTCAAACACTATAAGATAAAGAAGTTCTGCAAGCTGCTTTACTGATACAAAATTATTTCTATAAATACCAACCTGTTCGAGTCTAAAAAAATCTGTGATGGATTTATATTTGTGCTTTTGTGTTTCTATAAGATCCACCGGTTTTTCAGAAACTTTGAATATATTGATGATAGAGTAATCTTGTCCAAGCCCCTCTGATATATCGACCGAAAGAACATATTTATATTCTTTTCTTTTCAAAGGTATGTGTGCCTCATCATCATCAACCCATTTAAGATCCTCATACAAAAATCTTAATTTATTCTTAAACTCAAAAATCTCTTCATATACATAATTCTTCTTCGATTTCAAAAGGTCATCTATTATGGATTCATTCAAAAGTGACTTACTCGAATTGATGAATCTAAGACCATACTCTTGGTTAAATGCATCCTCACCACCAATATCTTTCACAACCTCATCTTTCCAGGTCGTCAACTCTGCAATTGCTAATATAGAAGTTTCAAATCCATTTTTGTCAAGAAAATAAAGTGATTTCACCTCTTCGTCTGTACACTTATCATTGTTGAATACATGTATAACATCCTTTTGTTGGTCCAGGTTGAATTCAATCTTTGTATCCGTAACCAAACCAAATTGATCTTGTACCAATTTGAATATTTCGTCTTTATTAACACCATACTCATAGAGCTTGTGGTGATTAAGTCTTATATAAGTGACAAATCTACCAGGAACCTGATACCAATAAACTCTCATCGGCCTGTAGTTATTCTTCATCGGATCACCATCAGGTCTTTCAGCATCTGTTAATAACCTATGAAATAAGTTCATACCATTTGGTGTTGATGTAATGATAATCTTTGAGTTTTGTACTGCAGAAACCGTTGGGAATGCTGCCGTATAGTATGGCTCAATAATATTTGAAGGAATGTGTGCAAACTCATCTAAGTAAAGAACATCAATGGTAAAACCAATCGCAGGAGTCTTAGATCTAGCAGAAGTTTTGATTCTACAACCATTCTCAAATGTAAGTGATTTTTGATTCCATGTTTT